CATTAAGAAAGAGAATACGACTTGGGGTAAGCTATGGTCCACAGTTCAGGAATGGAAATTATTTCAAGGAAAAGTTACGCAGCCATACTCACAAGTCGCTAATGCTTACAAGGCGGTAAAAGCAATATGCGATAACTCAGCGCAGGCAAGTATAGGATTTTATAAATGGGACAATGATGAGGAAATCTATCCGGCAGAACTCATTAAGCTATTCACAAAGCCGAATTCAAGACAGAGCGGTCAGAGTTTTATAAGAGATATCGTTGGATATTTTGCGCTTTACGGAGAGAGTTTTATTGTAAAGCAGTTAGCATTAGGAAATCTTACAGGGCAGAGAAGATTGCCTTCCGCATTAGAAACATTTAGCCCTTCCAAGTTTGAGAAAGTTTCCGGCAAAGATGAATATAATAATGAAGTCCTTACAGGTTGGAAACTAAACAACAAAGGGCTTCCATTAGAGCAGGTAATCCACATTAAAGATTTTAACCCATACGATACGTTAAGAGGATTAAGCCCATTAAAGCCATTGGCGAATGAAATTGACTTGGACTATCTTACTATGATTTACAATAAAGCATTCTTTAACAATGACGCAACGCCGAGCTTTGTGATGTCCACAGATAAATCTCTTACAGAAGAACAGCGAGAGAGGATAATGCAATGGTTTGAAAAAAGGCATATCGGCGCAGGGAATAAGGGAAAGATAGATATATTTGAGGGCGGTCTGAGGCCGGAAGTAATATCTGCAAGCCATAGAGATATGGATTTTATGGAGCAGAAGAAATATATGCGAGAGGAAATACTCGGAACATACAGGACGCCAAAAGCATTGTTCAATATCACGGAAACGCTGAACTACGCAACGTTTATGGGACAGATGAAAGTGTTTTGGTTATACGCTATTATGCCTATACTCTCTATGCTTGAAAACGAAATCAATTCAAAGCTGATTGTGGACTACGACCCTTCTATTTATTTTAAATTCAATCTTAAAAACGTTCCGGCTTTTCAAGAGGACTTCAATGCGAAAGTGGTAACAGCACAGATATTATTCAATATGGGATTTACCGCAGATGAGATAAATACAAAATTAGAATTAGGGTTTGATGAGCAGGAATGGAGAAAACATTATTGGATAAGCCCTTTACTTACCCCTGCCGATATACTTCTCGAACAGGAATTGAATCCTACTCCTGAAACGCCGGCTCCTGAAACTACTCCGCCGGACAATACAGGTAGCGCAAAGCAGTTAGGTGTGAATAAAGACATAAGGTTGCTTACTGTTTGGAAATCATTTTTAGGCAGACAGGTTGCCTTGGAGAGGGTATTTGAGAGCAAGATTAAGAGATTCTTTTATGAACAGCGCAAGCGTTTCCTTGTCGCCTTTACAGAGCAAAATAGCACACAAGGGGAAAGAGTGCTAAATTGGGAACACGAAAGCGCTGAACTCATAAAACTTGTTAAGCCGATAATCTTTAAGTGCATTGATGAGGGCGTGAAGCAGGGCGAGAGTTTACTTGGGAGCAAGAAAGGTATTGCAGACGATATATTAAAGCATAAATTAGAGGCATATTTAGAAATGCGTTGTGATTTAATCAAAGGCATAAATAATACTACGCAAGCAAAGATTAAAAAGACATTAGAGCAGGGCGTTCAGGCAGGGGAAACGTATTCACAGCTTGCCGAGAGGTTGAAAGATGTATTTAATCTTATGGGTTCAAGGGCAAAACTTATTGCGAGAACTGAAACTGCCGGTGGAATAAATGGCGGAAGTGAGATATACTATAAGGAGAACGGAGTTGAGGGCAAACAATGGCTGACTGCCGGAGATGAAGCGGTAAGGGAAAGCCATAGAGCGATAGACGGCGATATAGTTGATATTAACAGCAGGTTTGCCAATGGACTTCGTTATCCAAGCGACCAAGACGGAGAGCCGGCAGAGGTGTGTAATTGCAGATGCACGCTTATACCGATTATAAAATGATTATGGAAAAAAGAGTAGATATAGGTCTTAAAGTAGTTTACGCCATAGGGTTTGCGGTGGTAAGTATCCTTTTGGGGTTCTTTTTTAATGGGACAAGAGAAACAAGTTTAAAGGCGTGTGAAATGGGTTACGAGAACACCAAAGAAATAGCAGTTTTAAAAAATGAATATAAGAACATAGATTTGAGATTAAGTAGTATGGATATTAAATTAGATAAATTGTTAACAAAACAATGAGAAACTTGACAAGCACAGAGATATTGGGCATAATTATAGCAGTAGTTATAGGGTTGTTCCTAATCATTGAAGGAACGAAGATGGAAAGGCAAGGTAACGAGTTAATCAATTTAGGCAAGGATATGATAAAACAGGGAGAGAGTTATGGAAAAAATCATTAAGATTTTTGAAACCGAGATAAAGAGTATAGACGAAAATGCCCATACTATTACAGCACTTGTGAGTTCAAAGAAAGAGGACAGGTATGGGGATATAGTCCTTCCAGAGAGTTTCAAGAAAAGGTTAAAGTATTACAAAGACCACCCTGTATTATTGAGTAGCCACACTTACGGTGATTTAAGGAAACAGATAGGAGAGGCAACCAAAGTCAGTATTACAGACGAAGGTCTTGAAGCGAGTTTTAAGTATTACGTAGGTCTTGGTAATCCAGAAGCAGACTGGGGTTGGGTATTGGCGCAGAAAGGCATAGCCGGTTTTAGTATAGGTTTTATGGGACACGCTTATGAAGATATTAAAAATCCCGAAGGCACTTATACTATCGGCAGGAAGTTTACGGATATAGAATTGGTGGAGATAAGCCAAGTGCTTGTCCCTGCAAATAGGCAGAGTTTACAGAAAGGCATTGAGCAGAACGCAGAAGAAAGCAGGTTAATGGAAATGGCGATAAAATCGTTCGAAAAGGGCGATTTAAAGGATAATGCGCCTATTGACAATAAAAGCGCAACAGAGGGCAAAATAGACGAAAAACAGCACTATACAGCAGGGCTTCCGGAGAGAGGGGTTGAAGAACCTATTACTCTGTCCAAGGAAGAATTCGCTGATATAATCAAGACCGCAGTTAACCAGTAATAAAAGGAGAACCTACTTTGGAAAAGAACGAAATACTTGAAGCAGTAAAAGAAGGTATAAATCCTTTAAAAGAAGGTCTGGCGAAAGATGTTAAAGCGGTATCCGACGCAGTAAAGGATATTGGCGACAGAGTTGCCAAGATAGAAGCACTCCCTATCGGAAAACTGTTTAACATCAACCATATACCTTCGCAGTATAAGGGATACAAACTTTCCAACCAGTTAAAGAGTTTTAGAGGAAGGAAAGATTTGGAAGTATTTGGCAATGACGAAAAGGCAGATGAATACTGCAAATGGCTCATAAACTTCATAAAGGCGAAGAAGGGCGATATGCAGGCGATGGCAGATTTAAAAGAGTTTTACACCAAAGCGAATATGACGGAAGGAACAGGTGCAAATGGCGGTTATCTTGTCCCAGACGAGTTCCTTTGGGATATGGTAATGCTTGGTCGTGACCAGACCTTTGCATTAAAGGAATGCACAGTTCTGAATATGAATACAGACCAACTGTATTTACCTTCTGAATTGACACTCGCTTCTGTTGCGTGGACTACGCCAGAAAGCGGAACTATTAGTGCAGGCGAACCAACCTTTGCACAGGTTGATTTGGACGCAAAAAGATTAGACGGACTGGCAACCGTTACCAATGAACTCCTGATGGATAGTGCAATGGACGTAGTTGGCATTTTGTCAGAGCAGTTTGGTTATGCAGTTGCTTTGGAACTGGATAATCAGGTATTATCAGGGACAGGAACCCCCATAAGCGGTCTTACTACTGCCGCTTGTGGATATTCAGTCGTGTTTGCCACGACTTCCACGAACTTCTCTGCTTTAATAGCAGATGATTTTTCTACTGCGATTTACAAGTTAGCACAGGGCGACCTTGTAAACGCAAGGTTTGTAATCAACAGGATAGGTCTGCACTATGCGAGGACTTTGAAAGATAGTCAGAGCCGTCCTATCTTTGCTGATTTAGGCGGATTAGTGCCTAACACTCTGTATGGGTATCCATATATAGTGAGTTCCAAGATTACCAATACGTCGGCAGTTTCTACTGCTCTGGCAGTATTTGGTAATTGGAAGAAAATGATTATAGGGAGAAGGTTAGGCGGAACTACGCTTGACGTTGACCCTTATGGTCTATTTACTACCTATATGACAAGGTTCAGAATAGCAACACGTTGGGCTTTGGCAGTAGGGCGTTCTACCGCATTTGTAAGGATAATGACTGCGGCGTCTTAAAGTTTGTTGGCTTTAATGCAACCCATCAGAGATGGTGGGTTGCTTAAAACTAATAAGCGAGGCAAATGTGTTAAAGTATCTGGTTATCGGTTCAGCACCGTATATTCAGAAGTGGTATGCCGACAGGGGAAAAGTGTATCTTGACGCAGGGTATAAATTAGTCGCTATCAATAACGCTTGGGTAATAGATTTCGGTAATACTCACGTGATATGTATAGGGTCGGACTTTGGAGAAACAGGGTCATTTTATCCTACGAGAAGGATAATAAACCAATTCAGGGATAAGTTTCCTGAAAAAGTCCTCAAAGATTTCCCTGATATATATAAATATGAGAAAGATAATGGTTCGGGGACAATGATACTCAACGTTCTGACAATTCTGTTAAATAACGCAGTAAAGGTTGGCAAGCACTTGGAAGTATGTATAGCAGGGTGCGATTTAATCTACAAAGGGGAATGTAACCATTTTTACGGTTCAGGCACGGTTGACCCTTTAAGATATGGAGAGGCGTGGTTATTAAGGGAACTTAATAGGGTCAAAGGTTTT